CTTTTACGTAGTGTTCTGCGTCACGATATGTATGGAACGAAGCAATCTTTTCACGTTTTTCGTATACGTCACCTTTATCGTCTGTGACTTCTCTGGCTAAGTACACGCCGTATCGACTGTGTAACATAGGTACGTGACCCCATAATTTGCGTGGCTTATGTTCTGGGTCAGCACCGCTTGCTTGCCAAGCTTTAACAGAATCGTTAAATACTCTGTCGTCTAAGTTACGCCAAGCGTTATACGCTTGTAATACCTTGGCATTATAGCCTTGCTCACGGATAGCTTTATCACGCAAAGGCATAGAAACCTTATGAGCTTGTTCCCATGTAGCAAATGGTTTCATAGCTTTGTCACTGGCAAATACACGGAAATTGCCATCTTTGTAATCCATGAAAGCATGTTTACCTTGATTTTTAAGTTCGTTGTAGAGATTTTTTGCGTCTATTTCATCTTTAAATTCTCTAAAGGTGTCGTTCATATCAAGATTGATATATACTTCTTTATCACGAACCATTACGCCAACTGGTTGTACAAATTCACGTCCAAGGTAAGTAACCTGTTTAGTCAATTTATTAAAAGACTCGATGTTATCTTCACCAAGGTTAGTTTTGATTTTATCCAATGCTTTAAGATATACTCGTTGCAATTTATCTGATTTTACTTCTGCTTCAGTTGCCCAGTGGATAATTGGCTTCATTTGTGGAATGTATTTTTCAATCATTTTGATTGGAGAACGCAACCACTTTTTAAATGTATAGCCAGAAATATTACCTTGTTTTGCGTCACGTGTTTCAAATGTGATATTATCGTCTTCTTTTTTGAGTAGTTTAGCTGACGCTTCTTCAAATGTAGACATAGCTTTACGGAGTGGGCCTTCTTCTTTACCACGTTGAAACAATACTTGCTCGCTTGTTGCTCTGTGATTTAACGCTTTAGAAGAAGCGGTTTCGGTATTCATACTATTGTGTAAAACTTGCACTTTAATCCCAAGCTCTTCGGCACGGTTTTTATATCGTTCTAAGTTTTCGCCTAAATCTTTTGGGTCTAAGATAATAGAAGCGATATGTTCTGGACTAATTTTGTCAACCATTTTAATTTCATTCATTGCTCTGTAGTTATTTTGTGCTAAATATGCAATATGTTCAATACCATTGGCTAACTCTTTATTTGGTTGGATGCCAGAGTGTTGCTTAAACACTCTCATGGCACCTTGAATACCGTTTTTATGTTTACTCAAGTAATCTACAGCGTTAAAAACGCCCCCAACGAAATCATTTCGTTTGAGGACGCTTATTCTAACTGTCTTTTCTTTTTTATCTGCTGTAATATAATTTAACAAGTAATTTTCTTTATCTTTTACGTTATCTAGTTTAGCTAATGCAGTTCTAGTTTTTTTGTGTGAAAACTTTTCGGCCAATGAAATAAATTCGTTAACGATAGCTTGTGATGTATCTGGTAAGTTACGATTGATAATATTTCTTTCTTTTGCTTCTTCTGGTGAATAAGTTCGATTAGCCATAAGTGCGGTAAAAGCTAGAGCTGAACCATTTTTTTTGGGGTTTATTCCTAATCTTGCGTTATTAATCCTAATGAGGTCTTCTTTAGACAAACCAGTTCCCTTTTGTTTAATCCCAGCCACTCTATCTGTAATAGAAAGAATGTCAGAATCATACATATAGTACTCTTTACCATCAAGCATGGTCGCTTTAAATAGACCAATATTTTTCTTGTATTTTCGTAATTCGTTGATACCAACAGAATTTTCATTAGAACTTACTGGTACAACCGCCAAGCTTTTCTTTTCAACCCCATCGCCAAATAATAAATCCTCTAATCGTTTTGCGTTAAAGGAACCAGCAATTACATGTTGATTAGAGTTGTGGTCTTTAGCTACTTTTCTTTTGGCTTCGTTGAATGATTGTATTGCTTTATCTATAAGATGTTCATATGTCTCTTTACTCATAAATGTATGAGAAGCATAAGCGATAGCTTCTTGATACTCATGGCTAGGCGTTACATTACCAACGAGTCTTTTCTTCCTATTATCAGTTGTCAATAATTGATATAACAATCTATCTTTGCCTTTAAGTCCTAATGCAATATCCACATGTGCGACTTCGTCAATAATAGACATTAAAGCATTTGCTTTATCTGACATGTACATATTTGGATTGGATTCAATTACAGAAAAAACCCTTTTTATACCTTCTAAGTATTCTTCATTGTCAATTTTTTTGTTTAAGAGTTGATAGGTGTCGCTTTTAAGATTCTTAAACTCATCTTGGACATCGGCTTCGTGTATGGAGTTAATTCCAAGCTCAATCCCCCAACTGGAATGGTCCCCCAATTCTGATAACGATTGAGATGTGGTAGTTTGTATCCCGCTTTCTCCGCTGACATTTTTTCTCGTGCTGTTGTCACTATTTCTGCCATTTTCACTTTTGCGAAGTAAGGTTCCTCTTCCGCTAGTTCCAATAGAGTGTGGTCCTTGCATTGCACTTCCATCACTTCCTTCAAGTGTGGTTTGAACTCCTCTATCATTTGTGGAGTTATCTTGTCTGCGTCCAGCCAATAAACTTCCTCGTTGATTAGTTTGTACAGAAAGTTCAGATTCGCTTCTAAGTCTTTCATTGTGTTTCCTCCAGTCTTTAAGTGTATTATCTAGCACCTTCCATGTTGTATGTCCGCCATGAGCCATTGTGCCTTCATCTCCAAGCACATTGACCGCATAGTGTGTAATCTCATGCGTTAGTGTAGAAGAGTACGGTTTTAAAGCGTTATTAGTTAAAAAGATAGAACCAGTATTAAAGTCAGTAATACCATTAAATGAATTACTTTTACTCTTTTTAATATCGAGTACGTTAGATATTTTATGTAAAAATTCAAATGTTTTACCAAAGGATTTTGACGTATTTTTTAGGCTGTTAATTAACGTTTTAATCTGTATATTTCTAAAGCTATTTGCCTTATTGCTAATAAGCTTATTCATTAAATCTAACTCTACATCATTCGTTCTATTCTTCCGTAAGGTTGTATCTCCGCTTTTATCAATACCGAATTGGTAGGATAAAGTGTCTTCTAATGCTTTGTCTACTGAAATATTTTTAGGTCGCAATAACACTTGTCCGTCAAGTTCATCAATTACATATTCACCTTTTCCGTACAATTTGTCAAGTGTTTTTTGCAAACCAGCTGTAGAATCTGTGTAGAATAACAAGGAACCTGTATCTGAGTTAGATATAGCAGCTTTTAAAATCTGTTCTCGTGCCTCTTGCACAGCTGATTTTGTAGCGTAGTCTTTTAGGTTGGAAGCACTTTTCCCGTCAAATGGAGTAGAACTAAGCATTAATTCTGCGTCGAATGACACTTTGCCGTCCTTCTCTGTCTTATTCGTTATACTATCTGTATCAACGCCTATATTTTCGAGTGTGGCTGTAATGTCAGTATTTGGTTTAACGTTCAGTTCAAAGTGGAATACTTCTATGTCATCTGTAGGAGTCACTTTACTAAGCGTAATAGGAGATTGCTTATTGATACGATTTTCTTTGCGTTTATCTTCCTTAATAATTTTCGGTTGTTCGACGACTTCATCTTTCTTTTCAAATCCTGTTTTAAAGTATTGTTTAGCAAATGCAATTAATTTATCTTTTTCATCAAATGGCGTTTTAGTTAAACCATCTTTCCCATCATACATCTTCTTATTGCGGTCATCTCTAATACGATTACCTTCCAAACCAAACGATTGTTTAGGGAAAGAACCAGCGATTGCATATACTAGCTGTTTAACTTTAGATGGATTGGATTTAAAGGCTTGGATTGGACCACCAGCACCTTCGATAAGGTTTTCATATTCCTTAGTTAAGATTGTTTTGATAATCTTATTACGCTCACCATCTCTAAATGATGTAACTGGTTGACCAAGTTCTTTGCTTAACCACTTGAATATGCTCTTATCAATAGCTGAAGGAGTTTTAAAGATAGCGTCTCTAACATATGCTGGGTGTTTAATTTCACCATTTACATGTGCTTCTACCATGTTGGCAGACGTATCATTTTTATGTTGAGGGATTTCAAAATTATATTCTTTTGTATCACCTAAGTGGTTGAAATTAAATTTGTCAATTTGTTTTTGAATTTGTTGTGCTTCGTTTTGATACCCTTGGTTAGTAACTTTTTCTGCATCTAATTTATTTTGGAATTTAGCAATACGGTCACGAATAATTTGAGCTTCTTTTTCTTTACCTTCTGGTGAGCGGTCATGATTTTTAAGTTCGCCATCTTTGTTGGTATTGTAGCGAACCATTTCAATCATTTTACGCAACTCTGGTTTATATTTGTTGTTAGCATTTTTCTCTAAATGAGATAAATACTTAATTGCTTCTTGTGGTGTAATTTTCTTTTCTCGTAAACCAGCTAATGCACGTTCACCTTCAGTTTTATCATTTTTATATGGGCCACGTTTTTTAGTTTCTTTAACTGGCGTAGCTTCTTTTTCTATTTTCTTTTCTTCTTTTTGAATAACTTCTTTAGGTTGTACCTTTTTAGCTTTTTCTACGTCAATAGATTGTGCCGTAATAAGAGGTTTAAGCTCTGGATTTTCAGCTACTTTAGCTGATATAGAACCTTTTTTAAACGAAGGTTTCACCTTAGCATTAGCTTGGATTTTAGGTTTTTCTACCTTAACTTGCTTCTTAGCTTCTGCAATTTGTTCTCCATATACTTCGTTCATTACCTTGTTGTATAGGTTTTTACTATTCTTTTTAAGGTCTTTTAAAACTTCGTAGCGGTGGATAGGTTTCCCCATTTTACCAAGTTTAACTAATTGATTGGCAATTACTTCTCGTGTTTGTTGAATCTTTGCTTTATCACGTGGGTCGTTTTCGTCTAAGTTTTTAAAGGCTTCTGCGTATGCTTGGTTAGCTTTAATCACGTTAGCATTATCAGCACTACGTTTTAATAAGCCTGTTTTATCGTTATTCTTCTTGCCTTCCTCAATGGAGCGAACATGATTTTGAATATCCTTCATTTCTTGTTCAGAATAGTTTTGTGTATTAATACCATTCTTACGAAGATATTCATAATCTTTGCGGACTTTACGTCCGTATTTTTTATCGGCTTCACGTTCTGCGATAGCCTTACTAATACGATAACCAGTTTCTTCCGCTCTATCTCCATATAGAGGGTCGAGGAAAGGTTTATTTACAGAATCTTCGTAACGAGAAGCATATGCTTGTCTATTTTCTTTTTCTCGTTGTTGTGCTTGTTGGGCTTGTTGACGTCTACGTGCGTCAGCTTCTGCTTTTTCAACGGCAAGATTTGTATCGTTAACGTTTTGACGAATAGGATTGTCCGACAATAAGTCCTTACGCTGTGCGTCTGATAGTTTATATCCTACTTTATCTGCACGTTCAACGATATTCTTTCCGTCCATAGGATTGTAGTTATCTACGTCATTTTTCTTACGTAGAGTAGATACTAAAGTAGATGAAGCTTCATGTGCTTCTTTTTTTGTAAGACCAGCATTAATGAAGTCGTCCATGTACATATTGTTGGTAAGTTTTTTAGGAGTAGTTTCATCTGTGGAATTGTCCCACAAATCTACAATACGATTAACTGTATCGCTAACAGCTTGTTGTTTGTTTGCAATATCAGCGTCAGAATATTTGTTCTTTTGAAAACGTGCTGTCATAGTGTCTAGCACGTCATCGTAATCGCCACGTTCTTGCGGTGCTAACTGGTCTGGTACCATTTCTGACAAGTCTGCAATACCATCAACATCAGTATTATCTTCAATACTACGAACAGCAGATACTGGTGCCTCTACGTTTCCGTATACATCGTCTTCTGTGTCAATATTATTAACGTTGTTGATACTTGTAGTATTGTTAAGATTTGTCTCTTGTGGGCTACTGTCTATACTGTCTTCCATAGAGACAGTAGGATTAGAACGAGATGAAGCCCAGCCACGACCAGTATTTACAGCACCACCAATACCACCTAACATTAATGAACCAGCAAATGCGTCTTTACCTTGGCTCATCATTTCATCGGTCCATGTGCGTGGGTCATAAATATGTACGTTTGCGTAGTCTGGGTTACCTAATGCTTGTTCTTGAATCTCTTGTTGCCATGCTTCAGTTAAACCTTCACCAGTGGCACCAATCATAGCATTACCAGCCCAAGCACCAGCTGTTTTAGCGAGTACTTTGCCACCAGTACCAACAGCCATAGCGGCCGAGATACCTTTCATTGGCATACCTAGTGAGATTTTATCTGAAGCATAGTTTAATACAGCTGGGGCCCAGCCATCTTCAAAGGCTTGGTTGCTAGCGTCCCATGCTTCGTCATAGTCCATACCACGGCTTAGACCAGTCATGTATGTATCACCAGCGTTACTAGCGTTTTCGACTAGACCACCGACTGCAATACTACCAGCTGTTTTAGCGGCTTTAACGCCATATCGAATCGCCTTAGACCCTTCATATGCTCTAAGTGCAAATTTACCAACACCTGTTAATGCACCTACAACACCACCAGCAGTAGTACCAACACCAGGTAAGACAGAACCAATAGCGGCGTCAGCGGCGGCTGATGTAGCGACATCAGTAGCCAAACTAGGAACAGATGAACCTAAAGCTTGAGCGGCTTGGTTGGCACCATACCATAAATACCCATCGGTATCTGCATTACCTGTATAGGCATTACGAGCGGCTATATCTCCCATTTGATTAGCACCATACATAGCTTCGTTAGCTAACCAGTCATGACCATTGTTTTTAGCCCAACCAGATAGTTCACCAAATAGTCCGCCCATAGAACCAGCTAGACCAGATTGGAAGCTGTCAATTAAACCATCGTTCTCGCTTGGAATATAGCCAGAATCATCGAGGGCTTGTTTACGCTTCATGGCATTGTATTGAGGACCATATGCAACGTTATATAGGTTATCGCCTAGCAACTGTCCTAAAGTAGGCATTTAATCACCCCTCCTGTATAAATAATCTATTCTTTTTTATTAAGTTTATCAATGATGTCTTGGCTAGTGCTGTAATCCAACTTATTACCGCTACTTGAATTTTGCATATGATTAATTTGGTACGTATAATCATTACCAGCTCGTCGCAACATTTCCATTGAATATGGAGTTGCTTCAGCTGAACCTAATTGTAAAATTAAGTCACCATATCGACGATTTAATTCATTGACATCATTTTGAGAGAATTGTTCTTTATCAGCGTTTTCGGATAAATACTCACCAAATCCGCTTAATTGTTTATCGACGTATTTGTCGCTACTGATAAGGCTAGAGCTACTACCACCACCAGAACGACCACTGCCACCAGCACGAGCGGCTGTAGCGGCGGCTCTGACTGCCACCATATCACGTTGTAATTGACGTTGTTTTTCTGCTTCAGCGGCCTTAAATGCACGTTCGTCTGCGAGCAGTTGGTCTTGTCTAGCAAACTGTAATCCCATTTTAGCCATATCATTTTGTGACATATAACGTCTTGCCATAGGGCTTAAACGTACACCGAGAGCTTGACCTAAACTTGCAAGCATTTCTGCGTTAGAACTATTCTTACTATTAGCAATCATCTGTGCTAGTTGACCAGCACCAGTTAATTGAGTTGATTGGTTATTTAGTTTAGCTTCTTCCTGTGCCTTGGCAATCGCTGATTGCATAAGTTGTTTATCACTTTGAGCGTAGAAAGGAGCCGCTAGCTTACCACGTGCTAAGTGATGTGCTTGTGTTGATAATGCACTACGTAATGCGTCGTCACCAGCGGCTGATACATTTTGTTTAGGTGCATTAAGGATACCCATAACTTGACCAAAGTCAATTTGCTCTTTTGGGTCGTCTAATTGGAATTGAGCCGCTAAATTAATAGGTGACTTACCTTGTTGGGTGTAGTTAACAGGGATATTAGAACGTCCACCGCCACCAATTGATTTAACATAATTACGAGTTTCTTCAATTGGGATAGTATCTGGTGAACCGTCCCAGCCATTACTAATCCAGCTATCAACATTACCAGGACCAGCGTTATATGCCGCTAAGGCTTTAGTTATATCCCCACCATACTTTTGCAAATTTTGGGCGATGTATTTAGCACCGCCCATTGCACTTTGGTATGGATTTGTCATATCTTCAATGCCTAAATCTCGTGCTGTATCTGGCATTGTTTGGAACAAGCCTGTAGCACCAGCAGAACTTACGGCAGTTGGGTCAAAACCGCTCTCTTGTCGAGCTACACGAGCAAGAAGGTCTGGGTCTACGCCAGTACTATTGGACGCTTGAATAATAGCGTCTTGGATATTACTAGGCACATTCCCGTATTGAGAAAAATCCATAAACCCTCCTTATCCAAGCAAACCAGGCATGTTCGCTTTGTATTGATTGTATGTTAAGTAATCATCGTCATGCAGACGTTTACCAGCGTTGATATCCTTATATTGATTCCAGTAATCTTGTTGTTTTAATAGACCAGCGTTAATGCCTTCTGCATTTGTTGGGGTTAAAGCTGGACCATTATAACCCATTGCCGATAACTTAGCGTTACCACTAGCCCAGCCAGTACTATCGCCTTTATCAAGCCCCATCATTGCTTTTGTTTGGTCTAAAAACCCGTTATATTTATTTGCTTCATCGTTAGCAAATTCTTTATCTTGGTTTTTAGCTTCTCCACGAGCCATACGGTTATCTGCTAATAAGCCTAACCCACCAGATACTGCACGGCCTAATTGAAACCAAGGGTCTGTTGCTGGATTATACGGAATGACTTGCATTTAATTCCTCCTCTGTAAAGCCTTCTACTACAATGCCGTTTGCATAGAACATATTAGAACCTGTGCAAACTAATTCATATACTGGCACGATACGACCAGCTTTAAAATCAATGATATGCTCAAAGCCACTATCAGTAAGTACTTCCATACCTTCTTCAAGTTCGTCAATAGCTTTGAGACCATCTCGTGTCCATACTGTTTGTGTATGAGTTGTTTCTAATGCATGGTTATCTGTAATCAAGTGCATAGTTTCTCGTTTCCCACATTCAACTACTTTAAGCACTTTCTCAATACCATCTTTAGCCACAACAATATCTCCCTCATTAATTTCGTTAATAGGGATATAGCCATAGTCAGTTTCAATTTCGACTTCTGCTGGGAAACAAGCTAGATAAGAACCAACGCCTTGCATTAAGCCACCGAAGAAACCAGAGCCTTTTTGGGTTACATAACCACGTCCATTATTCATCTGGCTAGTAGCCTGTAATGCATCTGTATTTGATTTGTTTTGACCTTGTGCTAATTGCAAATATTGTTGAGGATTTGCAAATGAGTACATATTTGCCTTGTGAGCCAGTTCCAAAGGATTGAGTGCGAATTGATATTTTTGGTCCAACAACCCTTTTTGCGTGTTGAGGTCTTCGCTGTAATCCTTCGACATCTGAGCAGCGATATTTTTTTGCATATCGTTTGTTGCAGAATTCAGTCGTGAACTATCCACAATACCTTTCCTAGCCATGGCCGAGAGTTGCTGGCCCATCGTATTTTCATAAATACGATTAAAATAATTTGTTTTAGCATTGGCGTATGCGTCTGGTAATTTACCAGTTGCTAATTTAGCTTGTTCTTTACGTAGGTTGTCTACATCATTAACAGTTTGACTATAGATTGATGACCAGTTAGGGTTAACTACATCATCTAACAATGCTGTACCACGAGATACAAGCTGGTCTATACTTGGTTGAATTGAAGCTAAATACGCTTGTTGTTGGCGTAATAGTTGTTTTTCTTCCTCGGATAGAGGGCGTTCATGATATGAAGAACCACCTTTTTTACCCATTAATTAACCTCCCTTACGAAGTAATATTGCCATTGTCCACCTAAGAATTTTTTCTCTTTTAAGGTAGACTTAGTTAATCGTGCATATGCTTTAGGGTTGTGAGGAGTAATTGTTGATACTCCCTTTAGCCCTAAGCGTTTTGCATAAGCTTCCATAGTAGGAAAAGCTTTTTTGAAATCTATACTAACAGGACCACATTCTAAATATTCTCCACATACGCCATATGTAAAGAAAGAACCGTCCTCGAAAATGTGAATAAATGGATACCATTCTAGGTCCCAATCGTCCCAGAAATTACCCATTTTCTTATTGTATTTTTTTATCCATTTCACAATGTCTTCGTCTTTAGCCATGTGACATCTCCATATAAAAAAAGTGGCACCCTTTCCAGAGTGCCGTTATATTATCCATATGGGTTTCTATTTGATGACCCTGTTCCTTTTAGAAAATCATCATGTTTACTACTTCGTTTTTTAGCTCCGAAACCAGAGTTGCGTCGTCCGCCACCAGAAGAACCTTGGCTTACTAGAGCCTCGTTTTCTTTAACAATATCAAATGATACGAATTTAAAGACAATATTACTGTCCGTTTCAAATTTAAACTGTAGTTTTGGCGAACGTATTTGACTCTTAAATTCTTTTTGTTGTTCTTCGGTAGTCCATGAATGATGAATTACAGTTTCATTAATAGAAATATCACCGCTACCAGCGGTATCTGACATTACGTCAATATATGTTCTGTATACGTTCATTTGGTGTGTGTCACGAATTTCACCGCTTTTAATTTCTTGGTGAATGGTTGTCTTATTGTCGTCATGGTTGTCCCACCGCAATTCATATAAGGAACCACTTGTATCATGCTCATTCATAGAGACTAACACATGATAACGATTTTCACATATTGATGTAATCTTATGAGGAAATACCCATTTACTAAAAGCTTTAAGCCCGTAATGATATACATATACTGTATTTCCACTATCTCCGCTTATCACCAATTGTTTGGTTCTACGCAAGTCAAAAATAAACGGATTATCTACTCTTCGTTTAATAAGAGGATTACACTTTTCACCAATATCTTTAGGTTCGAAGTTGGAGTATGTAAGAGATGTAGCGTACGATTTAAGCCCAGTTGTGGACATAAACACTACGTCTTTACCTAAATTAGTACAAGCATGTCGTGATATAAAATCACTCTTACTACCTAGTTGCATGATATTCCAATCACTAGGCTCATTTTGCACTGTGTAAATCAACCCATTATTTTTAAATACTAATAAATCGGTAGCTAGTTCAGCTACACCAACAATGTCCCCACCGTCTTTGTACCCTACGTTCACGTCTTTCCGTGCGGAATCATCATTGGAATTTTCGTGCCAGTCTTCCTCGTCTCCAATAGCCGAATAGATTAGTAAATCTTGTCCAGATTTAGATACTACTACTCGACCAGAACGTGTAAACACAATGTCTGCGTTTGGTGATTCAGCAATCTCCGATACAGTTTGGTAGTTGTATTTTTGTAATTTACCACCACTCGCCATTAAAAGATTGCCACCAAATTTAGTACATGTTGGACGCTTTGCGTCTCCGTTTAGAGTACCGATAAATTGAGGAGCTTTACCAAACTCATATCTATAAATCTTCTTATTCTCTAAAAAAACAAAGAAATCGTTCATCTCGTAGTCGTTATAGATATAAGTAATTGGAGAATCAAACGTATATAGAGGGGAACCTAATCCCCTCCGTGTACGTAATTTGTCACCCTCAATATCAAACTCAAAGTTTTCTAGGTTGACACATTCATTTTGTTTAAGGAATTCTGGTGATTTAGCGACGTTCATACCACCTGTTAAATCTACGAGAGTAACAGTTTGTATGCGTTGGGATTTGCCAACTTTTTTCGCCATAGATTATAGATATTCTAGGTAGCCGTTTGTGCCGATAATCTTAGTAGTGCGGTCCATAATATCAAATTGAACTACGTCGCCCTTGTTAGCTGGAATACACGGTACAGAAGTTGTGCCTTTTACGGCGGTGCCTACATGCATATCTTTAGGAGCAACGAAAGTAATTGTAGTCTGACTATTAAGTAAATCAACTAATGTATCTGGGTAAACAACAATTAAATTATTAAAACTTACACCGAAATTAGATGGTTCGATAATTAGTGTATCTCGTTCATTAACGTTGGTGTGCATATTGTTACCTGCCTGATACTGAATGTTAGGACCTGAAACATTAGTAGCAATTTTAATTGTATTTTCAGCAATTAAATCCAATACAACTGTATCTTTACTACCAATATTATGACTTGCTACTAGCTGGCTAATATCAGAATATACAAACACTGATGGACTCGTAGACTGACGTAACCACAATTGGTTATCTACTTCTCGGTAATCAATTTTATGAGGACCTTCAATACCTTCGTACGCTGGGCCACTTGCAATTTCTACAGGAGTATTTGCTTGAATACCAGGAATAACCAAAGTGGATTTGACTTCGCCTTGCCAAATGGCTTCTAATGTTACAGTATGTTCATCCATTGGGTGAGATAATGTAAACGGATATGAAAATTGTTGTGCTTGGTCAATAGTCATTGTATTTTCAGTGTCTTTTTCTTTTATAATTATACCGTCAACATTTATACCACCAATTTGTATTGTAGTATCACCATATTTAACTGGAACACGAATTTCTAACCGTGCAAATTTGAATAGGTCAGCGATATTAGCTTTGTCAACGATAAGTTTTAATACATCGTTTAAACTAGAACTATGTGGAAGATAACCACGACTAACTAGCATGTCGTACACTTCTTTAACATCTACACCACTGCCAGGGTCACCTTTATCCCCTTTAGGTCCTTTTAATTGTTCGATTTGCTCTGGTGTTAAATCCTCAAATCGTAATGATTTACCAGGGTCTCCTTTTTGACCTTCATGAATTTCAATGGTTAAAGGTCCATTTTGAACTAAAGTAATCGGTTGTTCCATAAATCCTCCTTAACGTTTAAGTTTATTAAGTATATTACTACTTAATAAATCCATAAGTTTATCCATATGAGAAACCCCACTGTCTCTCATATTTTCTACGATAGATAAAAACTCACTATAACACGTGTAACCGATAGTAAAGGTTACTGCTTTCATGCCAAGTACAATACCGCTATTGCCAAATGCATGGTCAATCATGACCGCCGCTGATAATAGTAATGCATACTGTATCATCTTAGAAAGAAAGCCAGTGCCTAAGTGAGATGTTGTAATTTTGCCAGCTCTAAATGCTGGTATCCACCCTCTAAATTTATCGATTGTTGTAATATTCTCTGGTGGTATGCCTTGTTCTATTAAATACTGGTTACTAATTGCAAACCATTTAGTAATAATATCCAAGACTAATAACCAGAAAATACCCTGGGCGACGTATGCGTAGTCAGATTGGTGAAAAGATAATATTAGAGATAATGCTGTTCCAGCCATAACTTTAATCTCCCAAAAATTTAATAATCGATACATTTGTTCAACCAATCGTTCATATACGTCAAAAATGTCAGCCAGGATTACGATAAATACGCCAGTAAGAAATCTATACGGAGGTGGAAAATGCGTATTAATCCAATCTCTCAATAAACCTCCTTAATGGTATGAAATACCTGGACTAACTAAAAAAGGTCCTTGAAGAATACGCTCATGCTTACCACTAGCGTTGATTTGTACAACGTCATAGTAATAGGAAGCTAATTCTCCATAATAGGACCCATCTGTATCAATTTGAGAAGTGACTTCGTGTGTAAAAGACACCTCTACCAGACCATGTTGTGGTTCTGGTGTTGTACATTCCGCTTCTGCCAATACAGTTTCGCTTTCTGCGTTTTCACGCACCTTGCAGACATACGAAAAGCCAGTAATATCTACTGGCTCTTTTTGTGCGTCTTTAATTACAAGTTGGAAAGAAAAATCGTCACCTTGGTTAACAACCAATTCGTGCGTAGGCGGTGATAATTTTCGTTTTGCCATAAACCTCCTATTTCATGTCAGTACAGAGAACACGATAAGAAATAAACCAAGCAATAGCTCCTACTAAACCACTTGTGCATAGACCTAATAAGAATCGACCAATATCCCCACGAAGTAGGTCTTGGAAAGGGTCATACAACGTATATAGTAGAAATGCTGTAGCTGGTATCATACCGATAATTTTGTTCATAATATCACCTCTTGTTAATATGAAGATACTATGAAATAGTAGAATGTGTCAAATACTAAATATATACTTCGTCCATTGTAATTGGAAAATCGTTATCATATTTATGTTCCGCTACAACGTATGTCTGTTCAAAATTACCAAAGTCTGGATTTGGGTTTGCACGTGTGTTCCAAACAGCGTCTACTGTATTCCCATTAATATGATACTTGTGCAAACCAGAGTTCCATATCATAAACACACCCATTTTTTCAGCGTTAAATACATCATGTGTAGTCGGTTTTTGCATTACCTCCGCATACGTCCAATTCGTATGGTGGCTACCAGCAATTCTCATATAATGCAAATTACTACTAAACAACGTGTCACCTTCTGGTCCGTAAATTTCCATACCAGATTTAGCATTACTTTTTAGTTTATTAGAATACACATATATCTCTATATTTTTAATCACGTCTAGCAAACTATATGGTGTTTGAGCGGCGAATTCCATTCGTATTACAGGAATGTTTTGTTTATCATCGCTCAAATAATAATCTTCACCCATTCCAACAATGATATATGGGATAGGGCAATAGACACTATATGTATAAAATTCGTCCACATCTCTATTTCTGAGAGATAACGCAATAGTCGCACTGTCTTTAGCTATAGTCACACGTGGAGCATACCACGGTGTTGGTTGTGTAAATTTAAGTTTTGATTGTATTGGCCCAGAAAATTTTAAACGATGTTTTAAATGTATACACGTCTGTGTATCTTCTAAGCTAACATGATGATTGTCGTTAATTACTGCAAATGTATCCATATTAATATACTCCTATTAACAATTTTTGGTTGGTAGGCCAACCAATCAAATCGTCACGTATTAATTTAAACGTCACCTTATTACCGTCAACGGTACGTCTATATCCCACATTAGCACTTTTTGTGCCATAAGGGTATGGATTAAATTCACGTAATGTAAATATATGTTGACCCTCATATATAGGTACTTCTATAGTAAATGTCGGTACAATCTCTGTAAGGACCCTTGTCCAAACGATTTTAGTTAATGTTGTAGTAACATCGGCAATTGTGTTGCCATGTTCGTCAAACACTTCGATTCCAGCTGGCACTTCTTTTTTCCTCCTAAACAACTTATGGAATAGTTTTTTAAAAAACTTCATAATTACTCCCATAATCCTAACCTCACTCTAAGACGATTTTGTTCGTCATAAACTTCAATTAAGTTATCTTTAATAACAGTTCTAGCACCAGTATCTGCTGTTTTTAACTCACCAATACGTGCTGTGATAGTGGATAAACTATCTACTTGTAATTTATCACCAGTGATAGCGTGTGATTGTATTTGCTCTGTAGTAATACTACCAGCTTTAATTCTATCCCCATCAATACTATTAGCAGATATTTTATCGCCAGAAATACTACCAGTAACAATCTTATCACCAGTAATTGTGTCAGCCTTTAGTCTGTCACCTGTGATAGTGCCAGTAGCTATTTTCTCTGCTGTAATTTCTCCAGTTTTAATTTTATCTGAAGTGATAGCGTTAGCGGCGATTTTGTCACCAGTGATAGCATTGGCAACTAATTTATCCGTTGTAATAGAACCGTCCGCAATCTTTGTTCCTACAACTGCCTTATCACCAATATATTTAGAGACTATTACACCGTTATCAAACACTGTTTTTTCAGTAATATGAACGGCTTCTGGTGGGATTTCTTCAATCGTAGACTTCTGTACTATCCTAGACATTTCGCCTTCGCCAAACACGTCTATAAAGCATACTTTGACTTGATAGTCCCCTGTAGAGCAGTTAAAGCTAAATTTATTATCTTGAACGAAATGCTTTTCATTATTAATATACACATTAGCCCCATAGCAATCATCTGGGATAACATCAAATTCTACGTATAGGCCTTCAAATATAGGCACAACTTGGATTGTAGTTGGAGCATGAGGAATTGGTTTAGAATATGATATTGTACTAGGAGCTGAATATGAATTGCCTATGCCCTTGTTATATAAGTAAGCTGTACCTTGGCGTGCATACGGCATGGCTGTAGAATTCCATGAAGTTGTTAAATCCAGGCGGTTGTATATCGCCCCAGGATTTTGGTCCAGCCTTAACTCTGTCCACTCATAGTCATTTTGTGGATACTGTTTCCACGACCAATACGCCCCACGTTTATCGAACACAACTGTGGCTTCATATGGTGATTTAGGAACATATTTAGTTTCAGCAATGTAGTGTAGAGCAATTGGAGCTTTACCGCTAATAGATAGAGCATTTCTAACATCTCTACCTCTAATACGAATCCAATATTTTTTGCCAATATCTACATTATCTAACGTAAACTGATTAGTGCGAGTTGTATCATAATGACGAACTGTATCTTTTTCTTCGAACATTTCTAACGTATCATGAAAGTCACCAACTTTTACATCGATACTTACGCCAGCATATTGTTTAATTTGAGACGAATCCCAACGTATTAACAATGATACTGACCCATTGATAGCCTTTTCTTCGACTGTAATATTAGAAATCTGTTCATCAAAAGTATCTGGGTTATCAGCGATAACATTAAAGTAACTTTCTACTTTTTTAATTTGGTCGTCTAATTCCCCAGCAATATTTTTTAAATAGCTTTTTAAAAGCGAAATAAACTTCCTACCGTCGCCTTGTATAGAAGGAGGTAGTTGATTGACGCCATTATCAGACATACTCACCTCCTTATAACAAACCCACGATAGCTTCTACCATATCTTGTTCAACATCCATATTAAAGCCATGGTTAGACATCGCTAAAATTACCACTAATTGTGCAATAATATTGCCAAAAGCTTCGTTCTCAAATGGAATATTGTCGGTGTCAGCTTTTACAAATTTCGGTTTTTTGTAGTAACGGACTTTAAGAGGGACTTTACCATAGACTTCCACGGCAGTATCTCTGACAATAAGCGGAGCTTGGTTAGTAGCTCTATACCAGTCAGCTGGAGCAGTATCGTTAGTTTGCGTGAATGTAACATCTCCGATTACCTCATAATATCCGTGGTCAATTAATACGTGCCATATAAAATTAATAGCATCATTAATATAAGCAATTAATTCTTTATCTTCATAACCACTTTGAAGATTGTCGCTTAAACGGTCTCTAAGAGCCGCCTTATCCATTAGTTCTCTTACCGTCATCTTCTTTCACCTCACCTGTAATAGATTTAATATCATATACTGTATAGGTAACAAGTTGTCGTTGTTGGAGAATTTTATCAAATGGAATTTCATCTGTTAAGTTGTGAACGTGTTTTCGACTAGCAAAGTATCGAACAATCATCGTACCAGTATAATTTGGGTCCATGTGTTGGATTTTCACACCATCTGTATCTTGAATAAAGATAACAGGGAATTGTCCACACAAGGAAATAAAATCATCTGGACGAAGTTCTTTAGATGTGCCATTAAGAGTTACTTCTTTTACTAACTCTGGGTTGCCATCTTGAGCTAACTCTTCACTAAGTCTATCAATGGCCACGTTTAAACTCATTATTAGTTCTTCGTCTGATAAACTAAGTTTCTGCATATCGCCTAGTCGTTGACGAACCAAAATCAACAAGTCATTTGTTGTCATTGTACCTCCTATACAAAGAATGGCATTGGTCGCTCAATAGGACCACTTGATTCGCCAGCTACCATTTTTTGAATTTCAGCTGATATTAAACCAGCCACAGTATCTGCTCCAAAATTACCATTAAGTAATCCTAGACTATAGCGTGAGAACATGTCGAATAAGACATAAGGTAAATCGATTTCATCATCGATATTCTCAATAGGGTCTAAGATATAGGTATATGCCATTGTAGCTTCTTTATCAATTTTGATAGTATTACCAACAAATTTGTATTTACCATCGAAGTCGTCTTCAAACGACTTGAACCCACCGAAGTCTGTTGGCAGATTAGCTTTACCATTACGTGGCTTTAGCTTAACTTCTTTAGTAATCCAAAATGATTTAGCATTGATAAGAGCGAGGTTAACATATCGTAATACGATATTTAGAGCATCTATAATTTCTGGGTCACTGTGTTTACGATTAGCATTTTCTCCTAACCCATATAAAACAGAAGTAACCACATCACGTACTTCAATCATAAGTACCTCTTGATATTACCAGTCGTAGTCCTAAACTCTGGATTTTTCATAATCCATTTTCGAATCCACATCTCGTATTCTTTTTTGTCCTTACCTTGACACTCTTGTGCCATAATGAGTTCAAAGTCACTCATAAAACGATGGCGAGGAATACGAGCAATGACTTTAGCTTGACCGTTCAAGTTGCCTTCAAGACCACTGTCACGCTCCTCTTTTACTTGCTGTAAAACATCAGATTCGTCAAAGGTATGTTGAATACTCCAGGTGTCTTTCTCGACTGTAACCTTTGTGTCTATTCTCATATATCACCTTTTAATCAAAAAAAATAAGGGGGTAGAATTAACTACCCCCAAGGATTATTTGGAAATGCCGTACAAGCGAGCATTTGCAATTGGTGCAGTACATTCGAGAGTAGCTGTACCTGTAATTACGGATTCTTTGTATGTACCTTTACGTTCCAAATCTTCGTTATGGAATGGGATAAGGTAACCAAGTTTCCAGTATTGCAATTCAAGCAAGTCTACAACGTCATCTGCGTATAGACGGTGAGCAACCAACTCAATTACACCGAAGTCTGTTTCAAGAACATCGATAACTTGAGTTAATTTTTTAGCTTCCATCGCAACATTACGTTGAGAGTTAGCTGTGAATGTAGACGCTTTACGTTTGTTTTTACCAGACATAACAGCGATATCTACGTCACCACCACGGCCCCATACTGCTTGCATAGCGTCATTCAATGATTCCATTGTAAATTCGCCAGCTGGATTCAACGCTTTAGCGTCGATAGCATTGCAGTAAGTCAATTCCATTTTACCAGCTGTAACAGCGGCAGATGGTTTAATTGGAGTACCAGGAGTAGCGGCAGAATCTTCTGCTGTGGCATGCAATGTGAATGTATCTTTATCGATAGGTTTCACGAAATATTGTGTATTAGCTTTGTATTTAGCGTCCAAAGCATTTGCACCTTTGCCACGAACGATAACTTTATCACCAGTTACGAAACGATGGTTGGCCAAGGTTACTACACCTTGAGCGTCTACAGTTACTTCAGAGAAGTTGTCCAAGAAGTAAGGGATACCACCGAAACGACCAGCAGTAGTTTCATCAAATGGTGCTTTAACTTTATTAGATACGATAGCATATTCAAGGTCACGACCAATTTCTTTAGAAGCCTTTAACATTTGATATGCTTTTTCATCACGTACACCGTATTTCTTGATAGCTTGAGTGATATCAGATACAGTGTAGCCATGTTCAAATTGTTGAGTGAAGTTAGATTCACGTCTACGTGGAGTAGCTTGACGAGTACTGAAATCATGTACTTCAAGAGTAGCGTTATCCATTGCTGGACGTAAAGAATCACATAACCAACTATGTTCTGTATTGTGTACAGAAAGTTTCCCGAATCGGGAAGTTAAAAGTGTTTGGTCAGGGTCGATATTAGTAATGAAATCCAATTTGTTAATCTTATGCTTTCACATAAGTTCAGACTATATTATCCTTATGCGGTTCTAGCGTGTAGTCGTTGGGAGTTATCATGCAATCTTAATTGTTTGAAGTGATTTAGACGACTTTGCTTTCTGTTTAGGTGAAATACAAAATCAGATTTAGCTAATGACTTTAAATTAACTCTAAATCCATAAATGTCTTTTTTTGGTGACCTTTGTGGGATTTCTATTAATTTCTTTGTTTCAATGCCGACTAAGGCAAAAACCTTTTTAATAGATAAGGCCCACATGAATGTTGTTCTGTAACCACATTCAAATCGCCAGTTACTTCCATTTGTTCTAGCACTCATATATCCATCGCTATCCATAATGCCTTCTAAAAAAGCAATTTGTTTGCTTTTATTCCAAGAAAACACATATTCTGGAACAAACTGTTTCCTATGTGTATCTTCATATATTTTTTTAAAATATATGTTACCAACGGAACAAGTATATACTGGATTACCAGACGAAGTTTTTCTTTTAACTTCTTTTACTTTAACGTCACGTCCAGTTTCAACTGACAGAATGTTCGCAGCGTAATCAACAAAATCTTTGTCGATTGCTTGCAATGTAAATATGTAATTGTTATTGCTTCGTTTTTCTATATGACCGTCTCCAAAATAGAGACCTAACAGATATGCATAATTCTTCTCTGCTGATTGCCCATTTATCATATGAACATCTCCTTTATTTTCACACTTTGGTAAAAAGAGCTTTAGGGGTTTCCAGCATATAGCTAGATTTTACATGAACAATTTCATTTATTCATGTCTTCGACCTTACCAACCACGTTGTAAGACTTAACAGCCGTTTGTTGGGACAATTAAGTACCTCCTTATTTAGAAAAATATCCTAGTTTAGAAATAATATCGGCTTGTTGGTCCACAGATAATCCACGTAATTTAGAATAATCAATTTCTGTTGTTGGACTACCTGGTGGAACAGTAGCGGCACCAGCACCCTCTACAAATGGCGGTTTCATAGATGGTTTCGCCTGTGGTACTGGTTGTTTTCGTTGAATTGTTGGTACTTGGTTAGCACCATAATACTCATTACGCACAGCTGACATGTATGCGTCAATTGTTTGCGAATCATAGTTATCCATCGCCTGTTTAATCTGAACAGCTTGTGCATAAGGTAAGTTATTTAGTTTTTCCAACGCCAATTGATTAATAGCTTGGAAGTTAGGGTCTTGGAAATATTTACCCATTGTATGATTAAAATTGTCTACCACACGTTGACGGTCTGCTTCTTGTTGACGAGCCGCATAGATTTCAGCTTTAACGTTAGCAATACTATCAGCGTAAGCCGCTTGATGTAACGGATTATATTCATCGAATTCCTCCCCTAATGCCGATTGAACTTCTTTACGAGCGTATGCATCAAGTTGAGTGTAATAATCACGTTGCGTAATTTGCGGTTGTTGCGGTACTGTTTGTTGAACTTGAGGTTGAGCTTGTTGAGCATTAACATTTGGTTGTACTTGAGGAGCTTGGTTGTACTGCAAGTGGCGTCGTTCTTCTGCAAGAGCTTGCGTTTTGCGAGTATAATCTTGATTTCTCATGTATCCATGCAATAATTCGTCAAGGGTTACTTCTTGTTCTTGACCGTTCACTTTGACAACATAAGTATCTGGTTCTGCTGGTTGTCCTTCTGGTTCAGCTGATTCACCTTCAGGGTCCTGTTCACCTTCTTCTTCGCCATCACCGAATCGACCATTGTTGAAAAATACAGGATTGCCATCTTCATCAATACCAAAATCTGGCACATCTTCTGTATTGGAGTCCACTTCGGGTTGCTCCAAATCAACTTCTGCTTCACCTTCGCCATCTGCGAAAGTTTGCAAGTCAAACTTAAATTTTAAATCTTCCATGTTACCTCCTTCACTCCCATATTGGGTTGGTGAAAATTAATTAATAAGAACCTCGACCTGTACCCCAGAAACTTGTACTCATGGGACTACGGGAAGCTTTGTATGAAGCCATACTATCGCTATCAAGTTGGTCAAAACCAACGCCGTATGAAGGCTGAGGTGCTGGCGTAGGTGCTGGTGCTGAAACTGGTTCTTCGTCGTAATAGCTAGGTTCACTATAATCATATGAAGCTTGTTCAGCATAAGCTCTAGCAGCTTCTTCTTCAGCTTGTCTACGCAAGGCTTCTTGTTTTTTCAAATACTCTGCATAAGGTGCCTTTAATGCTCCGACACTGTACAAATTTTGAATTTCTTGTGGGTCAAACTCTGTACGTGCTTTCATAGAGCTAATATCATCATCTTTCCAACCTAAGCCTTGCAATGTCTTGTCATCTGCCCATTGGTAACCCATACCTTCGGCAAATGGGTTTTGGCGACGCCAAGCTTGGTCTTTAGGAATGGTAGCCATGCGTTCTTGAGCAATCTCACCCATTGTTTTAGCTGGCAATTTACCTTCAGCACTGTCACGATAACGTTGTTCTGCTTGCTTACCTTGTCGTAAGATTTCTGCGATTTTAGCAGAAAAATCAGAGCTTAAACCTGGGTGTGATTGTTGGTAGGCACGTGTATCGGCTTCATCGGCACGAGCTTGTGCTTGTGCTTTGGTTTCAAAACGTGGAGCCATACTTACAGACGTATAATCTGTGTTTGGTGCAAATTTACCTTTCTCTGGTGCTACATATGGAGTATTAGCTTCCATACGGGCTTGTGCCATATTACTAGGTTCTTGTTGAGCCCTGTAATCCTGTAGTGTTTGTGGTGCTTGTTGAACACCCGCTTTTTCTGCTAATGCCATAGCAATTGGAGAAGGGTTGGCACTACCTCTCCAGTCTGCGAATCGAATTCCCATTTCATTCCTCCTTAGACACCTGGAAAATATCCAGTATGTTGTAAATACTCTTCTTGCTGTTTAAAGTCAGCAAGCTCTTTATTGGCAATCTGTCCACTAGCAATTGTAGACGCTAGGAACGATTTAAAACCCTCCGATGCCAGAAGGAGGTTCCTGTACTCCACTAGACGGTCCTCTTGGCACGTTTTGAGGTTGCTGATTATCCACTCTTGATAGGCCTCCAGCCAATCCTCCAGAAAGGTTAGGGCCGCCGAAGCCTCCGCCCCCAGGTTGCCCTGTTGAATTAAATTGTTGATTTCCGTCTGGTTCATTTCCCGCTCCTCCAAATAATACTTGTAGTTCTGGTGGCAATTGCAATAGATATTGTGGTGGCAAAATACCAAACTGAGCATAATATTGTAATGCGTCTGGTGGTAATTGGCTCAATACCTGTTGTTTTAACTGCATTTCCATCACCATACGTTGTTGTGTAACGTTAGGGTCAGTAATATAATCACCATAGTTTTTAAAACCGATACTTTCAATCCACTTTTTAAACAGATTGTAAATATTTTCTGGCGTAGAAACCATGTATCCGCCAGCATTTGCTTGCATTAACGCTGTCAAAAGCGTTTGTGTAGCCATGATAGTAGATTCTTTGGTAGCAATACTAATACCAGCATTAACAATTAAGTCAAAGCTACCGTCCAAATCTTCTGGACTAATCTTCAATTCTTTATTGGTTAAACGAATTACTGTTTGTTGGTCGATAAACTTTTGATTTAAAGACACCATAAAGCGGAATAGTTCGGATAAACCTGTCTCAGCGAACATACGTGCTACTAATTCAAGACGTTGTGCTGATTGTCCTAAAATAGCACTAATACCTGTAGCTGTTTTATTAAGGCTATTAGCGTCCAAACCTTGGTTGTAACGAGTAATACCAGTACGATTTTCCTTTTGTCCTTCAATCCATTCTAAGAATTGGAATGTTTGTGGTGCTAACGGCGTAATATTCATTGGCATAGCCACTTCATTCATAGAATGACCAGCTTTCATACGGATAACTTTACGTCCTTGCACAAAGTCATCAATATTGATAGCAGATTCATCTAACAACATCTTAGGGTCGTTAGTTAATGCAACATTTTGCATGATTTGACGTGTTAACGCAACTTTTAGGTCTTGTAATTCACCAATTAACTCTGCATATGAGCGTTTAACCCAAATACGATGAGGGTCTTTTGTAGGAGAAATAGCAAAAAATGGGTGTCTACCCATGTAATTTTGTTCCATACGGATAATCGTATCACCACAAATGGTGATAATCATATCTTCTAAGATACCATCATTATTAATGTCAATTTTTGTATAACATTCATAGATAACCACTTCTTGACGGGCAGTTTGCTCGTCTTTATTTATGTCTACGTAATTATCGCCAATAACCTGTTCTACTTGGTCTACGTTCATGCCGTTGTAATTGCCGTTAACACGGATATCGTCGATATTAGCGTATACGCCTTGTGCTTCACGTTCACGTAAATAAGACATCGTTACTTTACGTTTATGAGCTACGAAGTTGGCTTCTTCTAAAGACTTAGCGTCTGGGGAATATAGAAACTCACTTACTAGAATATTTTCTAATTTAGGTGCGTTTTTTCGATAATACGGCAATTGATATGTAACAGAGAAGTCACCAAATTGGTCTGGACCTTGAATATCTTCAATGGTTACACCAGTTTGTGTAAGAGCCTGTAGTGCTTCATTATTAAGTACAGCTGTTTCTGTTGTATATCCCTCTGTGCGTTCCCAATAACACTTGATAATACCCATACCAACAATTAAAGAATCTTTCATCCAGTTATACAAAACTGTAAAAAAGTTATTTTGTCGTTGTAGTTGATATACCAACAACTCTTGCATGGTTTCTGCTTTCGTATCATCTTCTTCTGTAACACCAGCAATGGTAATTACTTCATCAGAGCCAGTAAATACCTTCATCAAAGATGGTAATGCCCATTCAATTGTGTCGGCTACGTCTGTAGATACAAGGTCAGAGGTCTTAGAAAGAATAGGGAACTTCTGACGGTAGTAATCTTTATCGGCATAATAAATTTCATAACGTTCTCGAACTGCTGGTTCGACAATGGAAGCTTGATACGCTTCTGCACGTTGAATATCGTTCTGCACGTATCGGACTACTGTCTTATTTAAGTCCTGTAATACGGATTCACTATCCATTTAACCTCCTTAATCAAGAATACAAATAATATTAGAATGAGCCATTAACAGATATTTAGAACCTTCAATTGTAATTTCTTGTGTATATGGCCCAAATTGAACCACGTCACCTTCTTGAACTTCGTTATGTACCCATTTACCATGGTCGAATTTACCTTCTCCACTAGCAAATACTGTGCCAATGTTCTGTGCTTTTGGTGTGGAACCAAGAATAATGCCACTTTCAGTAGTTTCTTCTTTTACTTCTGGGATAACTAATACGTTGTCATGCAATAATTTCATTACATTGCACCTCCTAATGGAATGTCACTTGTACTTACATTACTAAAGTTACTAACAGGTGGCACAGCAATCTGACTGATATAAGCTAAAGCGTCAATCAAGTCATCGTGTAACCCTTTAGGGAAACTTTGTAATTCACTTTCGAGTTCTGTGAGGAACTTGGCTCCCATAGGGAACCACACACTACCAGTTTTAAACCGTGGTTGAAGAGTAGCAATACGTAATTCCTTACGACTAGACGCTTCTAAGTCCTTAACTGTGAACCAAATATTACGTTTAGGCATTTCTTTTTCTAGGTAATGTTTTACTGAAGCCTGGTATGCAACCTTTTCTACACCTACATAGATAGGTCTATACTTCTGTACCGCTCTAAAAATAGCGTCAATTGTTTGTGATGGGTCATACCTATCATAATCAACATCTAAGATAAACCACTTATTATCTGGATTAACAGCTACTGTACAAACAACTGTGTAATCGGCACTTTCTTTTTCGGAAATAGCCAAATCGACCGTAGTATAAATCGAACAATCTTCTAGCTTTAACTCGTTAGGAGCGTAATACATAAAGTATTCTTTCTTAAACATTTGACGTTCTGGAGAAATAGCAATACACATCTTCTCCCTTTCCCAAATGTCTAGCTTACCTAATGCTCTCCAAGCTTCTTTCTCTTCGAGAATTTCCTCTACTGGGAAACGTTCTGGCCAATTGGAAGCCCCTTCGTCGTCCATAACAGGAATACGTAAAGCATTAAATTTAAGCAAGTCTTTATTCTCGATAACCTGTTCAATCAAACATTTCTCGCCAAGGTTATTACCAATCATAAAGATACGAGTCTTCTTACCAAGGAAATAAGCGTCTGATAAAAACCAATCGTAGTCATTACTTTGTACAGTATCTGACATGGAATCTTCAACGTCTTGTGGGTCGTCAATTACGATAATATCTGGTCGCTTATCACCCCATAACAAACCACGGATAGAAGAACCTTTACCATATGCTTCCATACGGACACATATTTCTTCGCCCTTCTCGTCGGTCACAACACATTCGAACGCTTTCTCTGATTGTTGCTTAACCTTCACTAGGTTCAAACTTAAAAACTCATTGGAAACGTATGTTTCAGCAATTTCTTTTAATTGCTTACTAGCCTTAGTTTGGTTGGCCATAATGAACACAATATAATTGGCTTTCTTGGAAGGATATGTTAAACGATACAAAGGAAACGCCCTTAGTACGAAACTCGACTTCGCTGATTCACGGAACCCTTCAATGGCAAAGTGCTTGTTCTCATGTAACAAAATGTCACTCCACTTATAGTGGAACCAAGCTGGCTCTACTTCTTCTTCGATAGGTAGAAACAATCGGTGGAATGTAACTAAATTCTCTTTCCCTCTCCTAAATGCTTCCGCTATCTTATCTTGTGCAGTAGATATAAAACCACCTCCTATAGTTAATAAAGCTCATTATCTCTGGAGGTATTTATATATAAGTGTAAATATAATTCAAAAATTAATTTTACTGGTAACGGTCTATCTATATAGGGGGTACCCTTTTGGGAAGCCCCACCCTCTTATAAATCTGGGGAATTTTTAAAATATTATGGGAGAAGGTTTATAAATCTGGGGAAAGGTACTTATAAATCTGGGGAAAGGGTCTCTAAACTGGCGGGGGTGACATGGGGGGTGTGTAATGCGAAGCCCCACCCCTTGGCTAGATGATTCTCAATCTCAAATACAGGGCAAAAAGTAGGCAATTACCGACAAAGAGAAGTAAAAAGGCTGTAAAGCCAGTAAATACAACGATTTCCAGGATATATAACTCATGTGGTTTAGTGTAACCATCGAAAGCAAGCAACCAAGCAAGCAAGTAGATAGGTCTTAAATAACTGAATATAGGTGAGTAGCTGTATAGGCTATCTGTTAAGGGTTTCAATATCTTAACTCAATATATTAAACACTTAACGAAAGAGGTACACATCATGACTACTATCAAAAAAAGCATTAATACAACTACTAAAAAAGCGACTACTACAAAGGCAACTGGCAATACATTCAGTCTTAAAGACAATGTGTTAACATTGAAAATGCACGTTGAGTTTAACAAAACTGAAACGGGCTTGAAAATCAATGATTTAATTACCGACCCTAAGGGATATAAAAAGGCTGTTTTCACTGATAAAGCTGGCAATACTTTAACACTATTCAAAACTGGATTTGAGTATGAAAGCAAGGTAAAAAAAGAAAAGCCAATTACTGTTGATACTAAAAAACTTGACGTGCTAGATGATGATGAAAAGACAGCCCTCATGGCTATCCTTTCGAAATTAGCATAACTATAACAGCCTTAACAGGTAGTCTATAGAGTTACTCACCTAAAATCACGATGTTATATATATGTTAAAGTTTTTGCTTTAAAATCCCGTGTTTTTTGAGACTGGGTTATACATATGTTATAGCATCGTAAAGAAAAGTATTTGAAAATTGGAGGATATTATGAAAATCTGGTTAAATAATGCTTTGCGTCGTTCTATCTGGTATGGTTTAGACCGTGAATTAAGCCGTGAATTTGCAAAATGGGACGGGTATCCACGCAACCCATATGGGGATAGCTGTATTCGTGAGGACTGTAACCGCCTGTATTGGCAAGACAAAGCGTGGGCTTTTAGGCGTCAACGTACATGGAATGGTGAAAGAAACGCTATGATAATAACTTTTTATGGCTTTAAATGGAGTGATGTATTTAAATTTTTATAATAAAACTGGCTAGTTTACGGACTAGCCTTTTTTTGCGTTATAATACCGAACATATATTCTATTTATAAATAATAATTAACAAATTAAATTATTGTATACAATATATTAAATTGTAAAGGGTTATGGGTTTATGAATACAGGTACTACAGTCTTATTACTATATAGGGTTATTCTCTTATATAGGGTTATTGATAGGGAATTTATTTTTTCTTTTCCCCCGTTTTCACTCTTTGCGGTTGTATTGGCTTGTATCGTGCTTTGCATTGCCTCTATAGGCAACGTGTTATATATTGGCTTATAAGTGAATTATAACGCTTGTATGTGTCACTATATTTTAAGAATAGCCCTAGAATTGATTATATAGCACTCTAAGCCCTTTTTATATCTCTTTATGTATAATCACTCTATCCAATCATTTAAAACACCATACGGAGCGAATAAACGAATTTTATTTATAGGTACATACGTTTGTATGTATCTTTTTTTATTACCTGTATTGATACATATCTATATATAGATACATGATACAGAATTTTATTTTTTCTTATCTCCGTTTTTAGTTTTATATATATTCTGTTTTCATGTTTTTATCATTTCACTTTTTCACCACTAGCATTTATCTTGCTAGTTGATTATCATTGCGAAACCGTCAAGGTGCCTAAGATGTCGATAAGCCAAGAACCCAGCAATCATCACGATTCTGGCATTTTGAAATTCATGTGCTACAGTGAGTGCAGTCGATGAGTTCGATAACCCAACGACTACACATACACACACTTATGTGTGTAGTGTAAATATCCATGTTTTTATTCAAGGAGGAATTACCCTATGGATATTCAAACAGTCCAAGCGATTGGACAAGTACTCGCATGGTCAACAGTGCTAGTTGGCTATGTAATTATGGCAATGTTTTTCTATTTTTTATTAAAAAAGTGAGGTCTTTATTATGGAAAAGCAAATTATGGATATTATCAATAAAGCATGTAGAGGCTATGTATGGGGTGAAATGTATGTAGCCCAAATCTGGCAAGTCATAGATAAAGAGAATTTGTCAGAAAAAGAAAAACAGAAGTTGCTATTTAAATATATTCGTCAACTAGAAAGTGCTACGGACTGCGAAATTGATATCGACGACCTCGATAATATTGTAAATGCAGAGTATTCGGTCGAAGTCCTAAAAAAAGAAATGAAAGAGGCTGAGAAAGACGGCTACCCTACTGGTTGGTATATCGGAATGATTGAACAATTAGAATCAGAAAAGGAGAACTAAAATGAAACAATATGTATTTAACGGAAATATCTACAACTGTGAATTGTTGACTGAGAACATGGAAACCAAGAAACTCTTTTATTTTTTGAGAAGCGTGGATAATCCTAGCGACGTTATTAAAGTCGCAAAGGACGAAATGCCAGAAGAGTACTCACCAAAAATGGTGAAATTCCAAGCTGGCGATATTGTTAGAGTTAACAACTCGTACATTGACCATATCCAATGCGATATGGAATTTGATGTGAATGTACGGCCTACGGAACACATCTTAGACTCCAATGGAGTCAAAATCACTGCTGGTCGTGAGTATATTAGCACTGACGGCAAGTTTTTTAAAGTTGGACAATACGATATCCTTTGGCAATACGAAACCGCACCAGGGAAAATTGATGGTGCCACATTGGTTGATGCTGATTCTGTTAGCTTCTTTACTAAAAGAGCAATAAAGAACCCAGTTCATCTACAATACAGAAATATGGACGTCGTTGCAGATACAAGCGAATGTGTGCAATCTACATTGTCTGGAGAGTATGTACCAGCTATATGGTGTAACCGTTACATCGAAAACGGCGATGAAGTCATCACATATAACGATATTCGGAATGGACTAACCGACGATTATGAAATATGCGAGGAATGTGGCGATATATACCACACCGACGATATGACGGATACACGTGATGGTCGTGTTTGCATATATTGTCGTGACAACTATTATATGTGGTCAGATGTCATGGAACAATACATTCACGAAGATGAATGTGTTTGGGTAGGCGACGAAGTTATGACAGACAGCTATCGGGAAGATAACTACACCCAATGTGATTGTTGTGGTGAGTGGTTCGATATTGAATATGATGGTGGTACATCAGACGATGGCTATGATTTATGTGACAGCTGTATTAATGATTATCGATTAGACAACGGCTCTGTCTACTACAAAGATAGTGGCTATATCCGTTGTTATCACCCAGATATTGACCTTCACTTTTATGGTAACGGACCTAAATTCTTAGGGTGTGAATATGAGGTGCAAGGTGGCGGTTGCAACTCTAATATCGCAGAAAGCATCTTTGGCGATTACAAAGAGTTCTACTGCTCTTCCGACAGTAGCTTGGATGAGGGATTTGAAGCAATTACTCACCCATGTTCCACAGATTACTTGCTTAGTAATATCGATTGGGAAGAAATTACAAAACGCTTAGGCCGTAATGATTACGATGAGGAAGAGGGTGCTGGATTCCATATCCATATCTCTCGTGAACACTTTAAGTCCCAGTCCCATATAGGGAAACTCATTAAGTTTTTCTCTGAAAATTATCAAACTCTAATGGAATTTGGTAATCGTGATTGGGATAACGCAACAGATTATGCCGCACCAACAGAATATGACGATGATGATAAATTCATCAACATTTATAACAAAACACGTGGAGATAGATACCACGCAGTAAACGTGTGGCCAAATGCTACAGTCGAAATTCGTTTATTTAACACAACGTATCGACCAGAAGTAATTCGTAGTTACATTCAGTTTGTGGATATTATCACTGACCTAGCGAATGGGTTTTATTGTGATATGACATTTGACAATGTTCGTAAAGAAGCTACGGAACGTGGCTACAATGAGCTTGTTAATTACATGAATGAACAAGATATTTAATTATAGGAGGACAAAATAATGTGTGTGATTGCAGTATATAACAAAGAATTAGAATTAAATAAAGCGGAATTACAGGAATGTTTTGATAACAACCCAGATGGTGCTGGTTTCATGTATTTTGACGAGAAATCGCAAAAAGTACATATTTCAAAAGGCTACTTTACTTTTGATAGCTTATGGAAAGAGCTTGAAAAGCTCCCTACCAACATTGACCG